CTCGATCCGGGTCTTGGCGTCCAGCGTGGCGAGGCTGTCGGCAAGCTCGGGGATTTCCTTCTTCAAGGCGCGGATGGCATCGGCAAAGGAGTTCAGCCCCTTTACGCCGTTGCCAGCAGCACCACCGGTCCCGTCCAGCGCGGTATTCAGCTCATTGACGGACGGGGTGGCCCCGTTGGCGTCCTGCCCCGTCTTATAAATGAAGTCGTCTTTCAGGCCGTTGCGACGGTCGAGGATGTCGCGGAGCTTCATGGCCTCGGCGGTCAACTCCTCGACAAGCTGTTTCTGCCGGTCAATGTTTAGGTCCACGGCCACGTCGCCGGGGAAGGCCTGCTTTTCCACGCCAAGGTCGTCCAACCGCTGCTTGGCCTCGTTGAGCTTGTCATAGGTCCCGACAAGCCGTTCCTGAATGTTGCGGGTCGATTGCTCATCTATGGAGTTGAACCGGTCGAGCACGTCGTCCATGGCACCCACGAGACCGAGCACGGCCTGTTTCGTCCAGGTGGATATCGTGGTGCCGATGGCGTTGAATTTCCGGTCGAGTTCGTCGGCGCGGGCGATCACGTCATCATTCATGACCGCGCCAAGGTCGTGGGCTTCCTGAATGAGCTTGCGCATGCCATCCGCGCCACGGTCGATCAGTTCCACGAACCGTTCGCCCCCGGTCCCGCCGAACAACTCGTCCGCGATACGGATTTGGGCTGCCTTGTCCAACTGCTGGAGCTTGCCAACAATTTCGACAAGGAGAGCCGAAGGGTCTTTCAGCTTGCGCTTCAAGTCCTCGGCACCGAAGCCAAGGCGCTGGAACGCTTCCGCTGCCGAACCGCCGCCCGTCACGATGAACTCATCGGCGCGAAGGGAAAGCTCTTTCATGCCATCGGTCAGAGCGTCCACCGGGATACGGGATTGCCCCGCAACATAGGACAGCTCTTGGAATGCCCTTGCGGACAGACCTGCGCGCTTGGCTTCGCTGCCGATATTGGCGATGCCCTTGGTGATGTCACCGACACGGGACAAGATGCCCTCTAGCGCACCGACAGACAGGCCGGTGACAAGACCGGCGATGCCACCCTTGAGGCCAGCCAAGGCCACGTTGACACCCTGCGAAGCCTTCGACATGGACTGTTCGAGGGCATCGGCGGAACGTTTTGCCTGTCGCTCGATGGCTTGGAAGTTCTGACTGGACGTGCGGTTTGCTCGCTGGAAATTGCGCTCGAAATCGCGGATGCGAGCCTCCAAGGAAACGACAAGCTGTTCGGTATCGGTCGGCATGGTGGCTCCTTAGAATACGAGCAAGCCTTCCGGCCTGTCCTCGGTGTCATAGATTGATCGGTTGTCCTCACCGAGCGAGGCGCGGCCTACGGCCATGGCAGCGGCAACGGCACCGTCTATGCGGTCACGGGATTTGCCCTTGTGGAAAGCCTTGTTCCCCGCCTTGTCGGTCTCGACTGCGATATTGTCGAAGTTCCATCGGAGGACTGGGTGTCCGCCATGTCGGAAGCGTCCGGCGATGATGGCGCGTTCCAGCTCCTTGATAGCTGGTGCCATTGTGACCCAGCCTTGGCGCATCTCGATTGCGGGATAGCCGTCATCAGCAAGGTTGCTCATCATGACGCGGCCTAGATGAGGGTCGAATGCAATCTCGCGGACTTCGAAGCGCTCACACAGCTCCCGGATGGTGTCCTCCACCACACGGAAATCCACCACGTTGCCGGACGTAGGTTCGATGAAGCCCTCACCTGCCCATTGTGGATATGGCACGTTGTCACGGTCTGCCCTCTTATCGAGGTTGTCCCGGGGGCAGAAGAACCACGGATGGACGATATAGCCGTCCTGCCCATCACGCCACGCGGCGACGATCACGGTAAGGTCGGAATTGCTGGAAAGGTCCACAGCCAGCCAGCACGGTTCGTGCTCCAGCTCCTCAAGATCGAAGGCACCGGCCCCCTTGTCATAGATCGGCATATCCACGAACGGGTCGGATGAATGCCCCAACCAGATATTGAGGTGTAGCTGTCGGAATGCTTCCCGGTCGGCAGGACGTTCCGCCGCTTCCCGGGCGAGCTGGCGAAGGCCGTTCAGGTCGGGATAACCGTGGATGAGGCCCGGATTGCATGCCTTCCACACCTCCTCATCCTGCCAATCTGCATCGGGAGAGGTTTCGAACAGAATGGGCAGGGTGGCAGGGTCGTGGACTTTCCCGGCGGCAACTTTGCGGGCGTAGTCGATCACCTCGAATGCAATGTTTTCCTGTCCTCGTCCTGCCGTGGTGATGACGATGGACAGCGAGTTCGGCACCTTTACAAGGCCGGTGCGGATGACATCCCAGAGGTCACGCTTTTTCCAAGCATGGATTTCGTCAATGAGCGCGAACACGGGGGTGCGGCCATGCTGGGTTCCGGCATCGTTGGACAGGCTTTCGAGGAAGCTGCCATTCGGGAACGTCATCCGGTTCTTGTATTCTTGGAGCTTGATGGTCCGGCCTTCCTCGAAACGGCGGCTGGCCTGCCCCTTCCGCCACAGCTCCTCACTCCCGGCTTGGATGATGCTTTGCGCTTCGGTGAAAGCGAGCTTGGCCTGTTTCCGGTCTGCGGCGGCGGTCAGAACTTCGCCCCCCGGAACCGCTTCCGGTCCCATGGTATGGAGGAGTGACAGGGCCGCACCGAGCGAAGTCTTGCGGTTGCCACGGGGCAGCATGATCACGACGTTGCGGATGATCCGGCCGCCGTGCTCATCGCATGGCCCATAGATTTGCCGGACAATCCGTTCCTGCCATGGGTCGAGCTGGAAATCGCGGTCGGGGTGCCGCGACTTCGGATGTTTCAGGCTGCGGAGGAAATCGACTGCCCGTTGGCCGTATCCCAGCGGATCGGGAATGTCGGCAAACGGATTTGCAATTAATTTCACTTTCTTCTTTTTCAGGATAAGGGCCATGGTCAGCCTCCTACCACCACGCACCGGAGGTCCAAGCCCTCACGACGGCCAAGCTCTTTGATCTCCTTCACGTTGTAGGCCTGTCCCTGATAGGTGACACGATCCGAAGGGGTGAGGTCATCGCGGTAACGGACGCGGAAAACGACAGCGATTTCGGACGATGAACCGAAGGAGCGCATGAACTCTTCAGTGCTGGCCTGCACGAGCTGGGCGCGGACGGTGGCGACATCGTTCCAGCCCTCTGTCTCGGTGCCGTAGTCGTCCACGGTCAAACCGGCGCGCTGAATGGTGATGGTCTTATCTAGCTTCCCGGCTCTCATGCTGCCTCCACGACGTTGGCGGTCAGGCTGATGACGCCATGGGAATGGATGCCGTTCGGATCACGCAGGAACCGGCTGGAGGTCACGTATAGGTCGGCAACATGGAGGCCGGTCGCCGTCCAATTTGCGTCTTTCAGTGCGTCACGGATGGCACCCGCCACCTGCTTGGAGAATGCGAGGCCGGTTTCCTTCTGCCAGATATGCAGGTCCACGAACACGTCGTGGCGAGCGCGGGCAATATCACCGCCCGGGACAGTCTGGCTTTCCCCGATGAGGATGCACGGGAAGACGGCAGGAAGGCCGTTCCGGTCCACGATATTGGCGGCAGGAACTAGGCTGGTCACTGCCGTTGCGGCCACGAGACGGACGCGGATAGCCTTCTGGAGTGCGAGGCTGGGTTCCATCACTTGGCCTCCTTCACAGCCTTGCGGATTGCCCGCTTGATGCGGCTTCCCAGCGCCTTCTTTTTGAGGCGATAGGCAGGCCAGAAAAAGGGCTGGGCGGCGGCTTCGGCGGTGCCATGCTCCACGAGATGGGCATAGCGAACGTCGGTGTTACCCGCCGTCACGATCACCTGATTTTCACGTGCCACGGTGCTGCCCCCGGGCTGGCTGTATGGCGGGGTGCTCTCCCCCGGGGTGGTGACATGGATGCTGTCTTTCAGCGCCCCCGTATCCTCCGGTGCCAACAGGCGCATGCTCACGGACAGGTCACGGCCTGCGGTGATAAGTGCCGGGGTCACCGCCTGCTTGACGTTACGGGGGATGGCCTCAAGTCGCCGGGACAGGCGCTGTGTCTGTTTGCTCAAAACACGTACTCCCGATGAGCCGCGATGAGCTGCCAGACGCCAAACGGAATTTCCTCGGCAGCAATGCCCACGAGGGAGGCTTCCCGGTTCTCATAGAAATGGCCGGTAAGCTGGAGGATCGCTTCGCGAACATCATCGGGGACGTTCTCGGAACCTTCGAAGCCCGATGCCAGGGTGAACCCCAACAGCTTTTCGATATGCGCTTCCGCCGCGTCGATTTTACCCTGAATGAGGGTGTCGTCCGTGGTCTCCGTGACGTTCAAGTGGGCCTTGGCCGTGGTCAGTGAAACGGTGCTCATAGGCTGTTCTCCTGATGCAAATCGTGCGCGTGCCACCTGCCGCCGGTATCCTTAGCACTATGGAAAGTTTGGACGTACCCGGGGGCATGGCTGGTATACGGTTGCAACCACTGCGCATTATGGCTCTTGCGATCGGCAGAGCGCTGATTACTGTTGGGTCCCGCAACCAAAGAGGATGAACCCATGAGACCAGAACATGTGCCGGTGG